GTATGGTTTTTTTTTTTTTTTTTTTTTTTTTTTTTTTTTTTTTTTTTTTTTTTTTTTTTTTACATACGTTCTAGAAGGTATACCCACCACACACGGGGGTTTCCTGTTCTTTCCAGTACTGGGCAGTAGTGGGAAGTAATGGGCAGTAAGCGCTGACCCCACATTCCCAGCCCCGCGCAATCTTCCTCTCCCGGAAGAATCCACAGGCAAGCAGAATCCCGTTGACAAGGAGGCATTTTGGTATTATATTAAAGGCAGAACTTGAAAGATGAAAGGAGCAGACACGATGAGCAGACAGACAAACAAGGTAGAACGCCAGGTGATGAACCTACTTTCCTACTGGGCGGCCCGCCGAAGGGACATAGGGTTTATTTTCATAGAACACCTGCCCAAAGATGCTAACTGGGAAACCCGCCAGGAGGTAATATTGATTTCCGGGAGGAGATTCAACATAATCTACACGCAAATAGGCCAGGCTATCTGGACAAAAGTGCTAGTGCAGGAACAAGGCGCAGGTAGAATCCACACAGTAGAGGTGCAAGAAGATGACCCAAGGCAAGAGTAAAGTTCAAGCCCAGGCACCAACCCTAGGCACACTCCTCGCGACAGCACTGGGAATAGCCTATGGAGCCTGGGCGGTGATAGTCTGGGGAAGTGGATTCAGCGAGGAGCACCTCCCCCGGAGTCCCCAGGCCAAAGCCCAAAGTTGCCAGGTGGAATGGGGCAACAAAGCTCCCTGCCGGAGATGGCGCCAGAACCACCAAATGGCCAAGTGGCTAGTCAACAGTCCCGAGGCAGAGGCAACTACCAAATAGAAAACACTCACAATCAACACTGAAAGGAACTTAAAGATGACAGTAGGAAAATCACAGTCCACGCTGGACAGAAACAAACAGAAGAAAACCCACTTCCCACACAGGACATACCTCCTCGATTCCTCCCACGGCAGGACACTCCTCTTCAAGCATCAGAGGGCCTGGCCGCACTACCTGGAGAAGAGGCTCCAGAGAATGTTTGAGGAGCTCCAAGGCAGGGTCTGGCCGGAGCAGAGAAGAGAGATGCCCCTCGCCAGTGATTGGCAAGGCAGATGGACGGAGGAAGGACTAGGCCTAGGAAAATCAAATCAGAAGTGGATAATCCAAATAGATGTCTGGTTTGCCGCTCAAGGGAGTAAGGCTGCTGGCTGGAGCACCCGGATAAGACCAAGTATGGTTATCTCCCTGGTGAGGGCAGGCCAGGACTGGCACAGGGAAATTGACTGGACGGACACCTGGATTAGGGTGGACGGGCAGGAGCTCTGAGGCACCAAGTCAAAAGTCCCCAGGGCAAAAGTCCCAAGTCCAAAACCCTGGAGGGGCAACAACTATTACCTAACTATCAACAGAGGGAGATGAATTATGTCAGATAGTCTAATCAACATCAAGAAAAGAACCTGGCCAAGCCAGTGGGAGAAAGTCAACACCTGGCTCCCCAGTCGGCGCCCGAGGTTCAAGTCTAAGAGGAACGGGCTGTTGTATCGCCTGGACGAGGTGAAGCCCCGGGAGGTGGTGCTCAGGAAAGAGGGATGCCAACGGGCGACACGACTGAGCTACGGGGCGTTTGAGTCAGGGTTCATAAATGTCGGGCCCTAGGCAGGCCCAAGTCCCAAGACCCAAGACAGGAGTCCCAAGACAAGAGTCCCAAGACAGGAGTATTAAAAAGAGAATATTTACAATATAATTGAGAGGAACTTAAAATGAAAACCTATATCCAAACAACATTCACGCTGAATATCACTGTGCTAGAATCCGGAGCCCTTCAAGTGGAGGGCTTTGAGCCCGCGTTTCAGAGCCCGGAGGATTTGTATTCCTGGCTGCAGAACCTCGCCGCAGAAAAACCGATGCCAAGTCCCTACCGCCCGACACGGTTCTCCGCTGAATGGGCACGGGAGGACGAGCTCCAACGCCAGGCCCGGGCAAGGGAACTTTTCAAGAAGAGGAAAGAATCCGTGCAGGTCTGGAAGGACACAGCCGAAAGTCCTCAGCCCAAAGAAAAGCTCAGGGAAATGGACCTCTTCAGGGAGGAATATAAGAGATTCAAGAGGAAATATCCTCAGGCGAAAGATGAGGTGCTCCGGAAGAAAGCCCAGCAGATTGTGGAGCTGAGGCGAGGGCTGGTGGAGGAGATAGGACAGGAGCTCCTCCAAATCCCAAGTCCCCAGGCAGAGCCCAAGTCCCAGCCCAAGTCACAAGGCCAGGGTGGGGTTCAAGAAAACAGGGCTGAGCCGTCCCGTTTCCCCGGGAAACCCCACCAAGTCCAGAGTCCCACTCCCGTCCAGTCCATTGACCAGCTCCTGGCGGAGATATCCCAGACCAAGCTCAAGTAGCCCACCCCAGTCAAAACTCCCAAGTCCCAAGTAGAAAGTAACATCCTAAAAGAAACTGAAAGGAATCCAGATGACAAATCAAGTAGATAAGAAACTTTATTTCCAAGGGGAGAACCTCCTCCTCAAGCACCTCCACCGAGGCCCTCAAGGCACAAGTCCCAAGTCCACAGCAGGAAGTCCAATCCTCGAGACCCTTACCTTTTTCCGTGTAGGGCTCACCTCCCCTTCCCAGTCCCTAGACTACGACCCCAGTTGGAAGGCCAGCTACCGCTATGTGGAGCAGTTCTTCCTGAAGGTTCAACCTCAGGAGGATGGAAACCCTGTCCCCGTGCTCGAGGTCGAGCACATCTCCCCGGAAGGCTTCCTCCAAGGGGACACCCAAAGTGCCTATAATATCCTCGTGGCGGACTGGGAAGAGGAACTCCAGGAGGAAGGAACCTCCCCCACCAAGACCCTCCTCTCCCTCCCGGAAAGTGTGCTCATCTTCATCGTCGGGGAGTATTCTGATGGCCACCGGATAAAGCTGGGCGAGATGACCCAAGGGAAGATAGACGCTCAAATCTATCGGAGGTTGCAGAGGGAGATGGTGGAAATACTCCTCAACCCGGACTGGGAAGAGGTGCTTTGGGTTTTCTAGGAGTCCCAAGTCCCTAGTCCCAAGTCCCAAGTAAAAAGTAGGAAATTAATTTTAAACTGAAAGGAATTCAAAAGATGACAGACGCTGAATACAACCGCATCCTGCATAGACTAACCACCTGGCTGGAAAATCCCAACCACAGATATTGTGTAATCTCTCCAGCCACCAACCACACCCCCGCAGTGATTACCCTCCTCGAGGGTGCACGACAAACCACCCGAGGGCTCGCGCCAGGAGAGACCCAGGAACACTACAGGAAGTTAGGATATAAAACCCCCGGGCAAGAAAACCTCACCAAACTAGACCTAGCCTACCTCCGCATAGCCCAGGTCCGGAATCTCCACGCGCAGGGGATGCTGGAAACCCACATAAGAAAGGAACTTTCCAAAGAGCAGATTCTCCAAATCAAATCCCTGAGGAGGTCCCGATGACAAGGCCCAAAGAACCTACCCTCCGCCCGAGGATATACCTGGGAAAGGAGAAAACCCTGGATGGCAAGTGTATCCTGCAGGACATCTACCTCACCAGGAAAACCAAGACCGGTGGGGAGGACATCAGGATAGGAAATATCTGTTTCCAAAGTCTCCAGGGCCACGGTCTAGACAGGGAATGGATAGTTTCCAGTGGGAGTTTTCTCAATACCCCAGTGGAACCCATCAAAAAGGGGAATAAGAACAGAGCCTACCTGGCGAGAAAACTGGTGGAGAACGAAATCAAGCGGCTGAGGAATGAGCTAGAAAAACTGGAAGATAAAATCGTCCTGCTCTCCGGGAGAAGAAAAGAGCCCGGGCTCGTGCACTTCTACTTTCTGGAGGATGACTGGCCACTGAAGATAAAATTCAGCAGGAGAAGGAAGGTTCCCAACAGCCACCCGCCAAGACCCCATCCAGTCAAAAGTCCCCAGCCCTCAGTCCCCAGTCAACAACCCTAACCCTAACTCTGAAAGGAAATGAAAATGATAGACAACTTGACAAACAACCCCAGAAAACGTGAACCTCTCCATCTCCAGTGGTGGGTGCCTGACTCCAAGGAAATGCTGGAGAAAAAAGACTGGGAGTTCCTCGTTCCGGTGAGAAAACTCAATGCATCTCAAAAGGCAATGTTCAGAAAGATAGTCAAGGAAAACTATGGCCACTTGCTAGAACAACCCATCTCCTGCAAAGAAACCCTGCTTGACGTGCCTCTGCTTTGCAAAGACCTTCCCCTGAGTCGCGAACCCTCCATTGCCCTCATCACGGAGCCTATCTTCACATGTTCCTGTGGGCAATGCGATTCAGTGCCCTTTGTTCGGTGGCTAGAGGGCCCGGCCACCCCAGTCCTTCTTAAGAAGTTTCTTTCCACGCTGGAAAAGAATGTAGCCTATGAAAACCCCTTTTACCAGGAGACCAAAGAATGACCCCCCAAGAAGATAATCAAAACCCTGCCTTCCCACCCCAGGCAACCCCTGAGCAGCAGGCCTTTATTCAAACCCTCCTGGATGGAAAGCCTTGTTTCCTCTCCGCCCGGGCGGGCACAGGCAAAACCACCACAATCAAGTGGGCTGTGCAATCCCTCCGCAAGATGCTCAAAGCCCAGGGCCGGGACAACCCACAGGCGGTCTGTGCAGTGGCCTTTAATAAGGCCAACCAGCAAGACCTCCAAAAAGCCCTAGGGATTGATGTTCAGGTGATGACCCTCCACGGGTTAGGCTTCAAGTCCCTCCGGGAGGCCCTGCCAGGACTTAACCTTGAGATGGGCAAGGTGTTTGAAATCCTCAAGACCTATGGAGGTAAACTCAGGAAGAGGGAAGTTTTCTCAGACACATTCCGTCTGGTCAGCTGTGCAAAGAACTGGGGTCTGGGCTACGAGGGGCAGCTCGGCCCGTGGAAACTCAGGCCACTTGTTCCCGCAGCCTGGGAAGCCTGGGCAGACCTCAAGGCACACTTCGAACTCTTCAATGCAAAGGAGGAGATTGCAGCGGAGGTGCTCAAGGAGTCCACGCGCCAGGCGATAGAGGAGGGCCAGATAGACTTTGATGATATGGTCTACCTCCCAGTGCTCCTCAGGCTCCCTGTGTGGTCAGCCGAGCGGCTCATTGTGGACGAGGCCCAAGATCTGAGCCCTCTGAACCTAGCCCTCCTGGGAAAAAGTCCCAGTAAGAAGTGGTTTGTTGGCGACCCGTTTCAATGTATCTATTCCTGGCGTGGTGCACAGGAGGATATTATCCAGTCCCTCGGCTTGCCAGAGCTCCCGCTCACGAACTGCTGGCGGTGCTCGAAGGAAATAATCCAGGAGGCCAATAAGTGGGTACCGGATATCCGGACGGACAACCCCAGTGAGGGGCCAGTCCAAACCCTCACGTGGCTCCCGGACTTTAAGAAGGAAAACCCAGCGGTGATACTTGGCAGGAGGAACTCGGAGCTAGTCTCCCTGGCTCTTCAGCTCCGCCACTCCGGGGTGCAGGGTTTTATCCAGGGGAAATCGTTTGTGAAAACTCTGGAGGAGATTCTTTCCCAGCTCAAGGGAAGTAACCTCACCTCCCTTCTCAAGTCCCTCTCGCAGTGGCTGGACAGGATGCTTGAGAGCTACCCGCATAAAAGTGGAGAGCTCAAGGACTATGCGGAATGTCTGGCACTGTTCCTCTCCGAGGGCCGGAGTCGTCAGGCCGCGGAGAAGCTCATCTCAGAGAGTTTCACCGACACCCCAGAGGAGGGGGCCTGGGTTCTCTCCACCATCCACAAGGCCAAGGGTCGGGAGTGGCCTAGAGTGTATGGCCTCCAGTGGACGGACAAGGCTAACCAACCCTGGCAGAGAAAAGAGGAGAGGAACCTCCACTACGTTGCTGTTACCCGGGCGCAAAAGCAGTTTACTTGGATTGCGGAAAGTGCCTGGAGAAAGGAACGTGAGGACTGGCGGGCACCCTCCGGGCAAAGAGCCCAAGTTTCTAAGTGGGACACCTCTGGTGCTTTCGGTTGGGATTACTCCGGGGAATCCGCTTGACAAGACAGGCTTTCCCAGTTAAAATGGAAATGAAGATGAAAGGAGAACTGATATGAGCCATACAAATCCTGGGGTTAAGTTTGTCCAGTCTAAAATGCACGTCGTGCAGGATAGACAAGGCACACTTTACCTGGCACAAGCAGACCAGCTTTTTTGGACAACCATCGAGGGGGAACTTCTCCCCCTTCAGGGGTACAAAGACCTGGGCTCGGTGGAGAGTCTGCTGAATAAACTTGCCCAGTATCGGCACGCGAGCAAGATACTGCTGGGTCAAACCCAGAACACACTGTTGAATAACCTGGAACTTTTTAAGGAGATAGAATGATAGGAAATAAGGAGTTAGATGAAATGCTAGATAGGCTGAGGCAGGACTCCCAACCAGACAGGGGAGTCCCTCGCCCGATGTTAGCCACGGCGCTGGAAGACAAAGACCTCGATGGGTTGCAATTTCCCCTGCTTGGGAGTCCCAAGATAGATGGCTACCGTGGGCTCTTCTGGAAAGGGAAAATCTACGCAAGGAGTGGAAAGCTCCATCCCTGTCCGGCGGTGCAGGCACTGGCCAAACGAATGCGGGAGGCAGGACTTCCTGACCTCGATGGAGAGCTAGTAGTTCCCGGGGAGAGTTTCAACACCGGGGGCGGAAAGCTCCGGAGGCTAGACTATACAGGCCCGGTAGGGTTCCTGGTCTATGACCTCCTTAACGACGGGCTACCTTTTTTAAACCGGTGGGAACTCTACTCCCATTTGGATAAAGTCCCTGGCCTGGAGTATGTAACCCAAGTCTGGTTGGAAAACAAAACCCAGCTCTTGGATTTCGAGAACGCCTGTCTTGCGGGTGGGTTCGAGGGTGTTGTAGTTCGCAAGCCAAGTGCCCTCTACAAGCATGGCAGGGGAACTCTCCGCGACCAGATAATGCTCAAGCTCAAACGCTTTGCCACAGCGGAGGCAAGGGTGTTGGAACTCCTCCCTCGGATGCACAATGAGAACCCACAGGAAACCAGCCCGCTGGGGTATGCCGAGAGGAGCTCTGCAAAGGAGGGACTCTTGGAAACCAACATTCTCGGGAGGATGAAAGTCCAAGGACTCAACGGCCCCTTTGAAGGAAGGGTCTTCCACATCGGCACCTTTGATGGCCTGACCGAGGATGATAAGATTCAGGAGCTCAGGAATCAAACTCTCCTGGGCAAGGTGATAACTTATAAGTATTTCCCTACCGGGGCGAAAGACAGACCACGGCATCCCGTATATCTCTGTGAGCGCCCCTACTGGGATAGAGAGGAAGAACAGGATGACAGAGAAAAAGAGTAAAAACCTAACCCCCAAGACCTTTCAGGATTGGAACTTCTACTGGAAGGATGGGAATAGGGATTTTAAATATAGAATCTTTGAGTATCTCAACCAGGAGCCCCCGCGCACAAGTCCAGTGCCAAGGCTCAATTCCTGGTGGGTGTGCTCCAAGGATGTCCTCGCGAAGATTGTAGCAGAGACCGATGGCTTTTGGGTTCTCGTTGGGGCAAGTCCCTGGGAGCCCCACCGCCTCACTACTATCTGGGAGAGGAAACACTATGAAACCCGGATGCTGTTCCAATGCCCAGATACCCGGCGGGCCACGGAGCTCAAGCACAACCTCACTCGGAGTTCTCAGTGGAAACCCAGCATATTTCAAGTCGTGTCCGATATGAGTTACAACCTCCAGGAGGAATCCGACCCAGAGGACTGGGAGAACTTCCGCTTTGGGGTATGCTGGCCAGGGAGATTCTGTTGGCTTAAGCCTGGCAAAGACCAGCTCCGAGGAGTCTGGAATGACTGGGAGGTTCTCAGCCAGAACCTCCACGATGAGTCCCCAGAGGAAAGAGAAGACCGTCTGCAATGGGCGATGGTCAAGATGCAATGTAAATGAAAGGAGAGAAACTGAAATGAGCGCTATGGATAGAACCATCTTAATTGAAAAGGCAGAGAGGATTGTCAACCAAGACAGGAACACACGCTATGGAGGGCCGGAGGAATCCTTCACCACTATTGCGAAGTTCTGGTCGGTTTTCCTCGGGGTGGAGATTAGCCCCCTTCAGGTAGCCGGGTGTATGATACTACTCAAGCTCGCCCGCCTGAAAAAGACCCCAACCCACGAGGACTCCATAGTGGATGGGATAGGGTATTTCGCGTGTATGGCAGACTTTCTGAGGGAACCCCCACAGGACCTAGTCAAGGAATACTTCAGCAAGAACCCTATAACGGAGATGAGTGATGGAAAATAAAACTAATCGGGTGGCACCCAGGGACCTTCTTGAGCGTGCCCTGGCCAGTCCCAATGGGGTGAGGATTTTCTTCCTCACTCAGGAGGAGGCAATCTCTATGCGGAACAGAATGAATGCTGTCAAAACCGAGGACAGAAAAAAGAACAACAAAGTCTATGCCCCGACTGACCCGAGCTACAACTCCACGCCCTATGATGACCTGGCCATTGTTATCAAGTCCGGGCTTCTGTCCACCCAGGGTGAGGCCAAGACCCTCTTGGAAAAGGGAGGTTTTCCCTCGCAATGCCCGGGAGTCTGGTTGTATGTTCTTCCTAGTGGAGCATCCGACCAGGCCTTTATTGTGGAAGAGCTCTAAGTAAGGGGCTTTCCAATGGAAGTAAGACGGCTCAGTTTCCAATCCCGCCCAGCAAATCAGAGTTGATTTTCCTAGGGCCTGAGCCATCTCCCGCGCCGTCAAAATATTTGTGCCAGAACAGCACATTTATATTGACAAGCCGGGTTTTTAACATTATATTGATTTTGTAATCGGGCGGGAAGTCCAAGCAAACTTTTTAATAGAGTCTTGCAGGGCCTCCCTCCCACCTCATCAACTCATTACCACTGAAAGGATAAAACTATGGTAAACTTTACAGCCGAAACACCGAGAAAGAATTTCACGATTGCAGACAAAGCGTTCACTTGTCCTCAGCCGTTCGCCGCAGGCCACGTCTTGACGGACAACGAAGCCGCTGTTATGAATCAGGTTCTGTCTGAAAATGTTCGTAACAACATCGCTCCGAAAATTAAAAAGGGAGAAGAAGTCAACCAGGAAATCATCGACAAATATGTTGCTGGTTACGAGTTCGGAATTAGAAGTATCTCCACCTCTGACCCGGTTCAAAAGGAAATCCGCCGTATTGCAGAAGATGCCCTGGGCAAGAAACTGGCCTCGAAAGGTATGTCCAAGGCTAAACTCACAAAAGAACAGTATGGCGAAATGGTTGACAGTATCATCCAGAACAACTACGATGCTCTCTACAATCGTGCTATTCAGGTTATTGAAATCCGTGCAGCAAGCTTGGATTTGGAGGCCTAATAAATGTCGGGCAGTGAAATCAAGTCCCAGATTCTCCTTGTTGAATCTTGCCTTGCCACTGCCCTCCAGCATCCCTGGGGTATCCGCATTTGGGTAGGGAATGACCAAAAGTTCAAAAGACTTTTCTATCAGGTTCGGAAAGCAAATCCACAGTTTGAGTGTCTTTCCCTCCTCACCACGACTACCCCAGGGGAATTTTTAATTTTCAAAGAAACGGAGGCCCAGGATGGCTCAAGAGTGGAAGAAACTTACGATTAGACTCCGCCCTGAAACTCACGTTATGATGAACAAGCTTAGCAAGGCTGAGCCGGCAGTAGTCATTCGGGGGATGATAGAGCGCTGGGTCGGGAAAATGATAGAACAGAAAAACTTGGAGGAAAGAGTGCAGAGAAACCTATCTATTGAAAAAGGAGAACAGGATGGTAGATAATGTAAACCAGGAAGAAAACCCCATAGCCGAGGCGGATAAGGAATCCGTTGACCGGCTGTTTAATAAAGACCCGCAGTTCTTGACCCAGGAAGACCTGGCGAAGATTGTGGAGCGCCTCCGGGCAAACAGAGGAACCTGGCTCAAGAAAGAGAAGAAGACCCCGGGCACCTCGAGAGGTGGGAAGAAAGTCCTCGAGAAAGCAGAGATGCAAGCCCTCTTGGCAGATTTGAAACTCTAGAAAAGGAGAAAAGCAGAATGACCAAAGTAAACATCAGGACAGTGTCCTATGACGAATGGCAGAAAAGAATGTTTAATGCCCTGAAAGACCTTGGCGTGGAGCAGTGGGTCGGATATGAAAAGGCCAAGAAACAGGTGGAGAAAGACCTGGAACGGGAGTCCCAAGTGGAAGAGCTGAAAGGCAAGTATATTAGCCTGGTCCAGGATTTTGTGAAGGACTTCCTCACCAAGACAACCCAGACCGAATGGGGTCCAGAGATAAAACCCGAAGAGGGTGAGCGTCTGGCCTTGGATTTCTTTTTTAAGCTAAAGGAGAAAATGGATGCAGGAGAATGAGCAGGAGGTTGAAACTCAAGAGGACGTCCCTGTGAACAAGGCCTTCTCTCAGACCAACCCCTACCTCCAGCTGGTGTGGGATGCCACCTCCCTGGGAACCTTCAAAGAGTGCCCGAGAAAATATTACTACCAGGTCATCCGTGGCTACACCACAAAGAAGACCGCCCTTGCGCTGGACTTCGGGATTGCCCTGCACGAGGGGCTTGAGAGCTTTTACCGCCGGCAGAACAAGGGTCTGGATTTTGAGTCCAACGTTCTGGCTACCGTGGAACAGCTTATGAAACATCCACTTCGCCAGAACATTGATTCCTACGAAGACCCGCTGAGAAATTCCAAGTCCCTTGTGGCCCTGACCCTGGCCTATCTGGACAACTACCAGAATGACCCACAGGCCACCAAGAAATTCGGGGATGGCACCCTGGGTGTGGAGCTCCACTTCCAGTTTGAATCCAACCTGAAATCCTGTTCCGGGGAGATGTTCTCCTTTGCAGGTCATATAGACCGCCTTGTGGAATCCAAGTTTGGTCTGGGCGTTTTCGTGCTCGACCACAAGACAACTGGGATGGCCTTGACAGACCATTATTTTTCCCAGTACAACCCGGATACGCAGATGACCCTCTACACCATCGCCGGGGAGGTTTGTTATTCAACCCCCCTCAACGGAGTCATAGTAGATGCCATCAATGTCAAGACCGGGGAATTCGCAAGGCAGATGACCCTCCGCTCCAAGGAGTATTGCAATGAGTGGTTGGAGGAGCAACGCCTTTGGCTTACCTTGGCAGAGTTCTTCGCAACCAAAGGCCAGTGGCCTCAAAACGATAAGAGTTGCAATAAGTACTCTGGATGTCCGTTCAAGTCTGTTTGCACAGCACCTCGAGGACTTCGAGCACAGATTCTCAAAGAGGACTTCACGAAGAGAGTCTGGGACCCCACACAAATTAGAGGAGGAGAATAAATGACCCGAGATTGGATTTTTTGGTTAGCCTTTTTCATAATGTTCATCCTAGGTAGGGAGATAGTAAGATGGCTGTAGTAATATCTTTCAAGTTTGAGAAACTTCCAAACAACCCAGCAGTGGTAACCTCTGTGAAGTGCTCTGGTGAAGGCAACCTCCCAGAGTATGCAACAGCCCTGTATCTGTTCCGTTCAGTTCCAGGTTTTCGGGAGGAAGTCTGCAAGGGACTACCCGAGGAGGCTATCCAAGCCCTAGACAATTTTGATTTTAAAGAGAGTGATGTTATAAATTTAGGAGAGCGCAAATGCCTACATTAGAAACCTACAAAACAGAGAAACCAATTAAGCTCCTTTTAATGGGCGACACAGGCACGGGAAAAACCGGTGCCCTGGCAAGCCTTGCCAACGCAGGGTATAGACTTCACATCCTGGACTACGACAATGGGCTGGATATTCTGTCCACCTCTGTTGACCCGGACAAGCTCAAGAATATTGAGTATGAAACCTTGACGGAAAAAAAGAAGGCGGTCAACGGGACAGTCCTCATCCAAGGCACCCCCAAGGGATTTTCCAAAGGTCTGGCCCTTCTCACCGAGTGGAGTCAGAAATACACCTCCCTCGAGGACATTATCGTGATAGACTCCCTGACATTTATGTCCGACGCGGCACTGGAGCACGTCCTTGCAGGGAACGGCCACACAGGCAAACAGCCGGAAATCCAGGAGTGGGGCCTGGCGATGTCCCTCATCGAGGATGTTCTTTCAATCCTCTACTCCACCGACGTCCAGTGCAATGTGGTAATCAACAGCCATATTAAATATATCCAGGACGAGGGCACGGGCTTAGTCAAGGCGCAGATAAACACCCTTGGCTCCAAGCTCCCTCCCAAAGTTGGCAGGTATTTCAATCATATGCTCTGTGCTGGATTCCAGGGTTCCAAGCGGGTTCTCTTCACCAAGGCCACGCCGCTGATGGGATTGAAGAGCCCGAACCCTGGAAAGGTCAAGGACATCTACCCTCAGGCGGATGGCTTGGCCAGCTACTTTAAAGATGTTAAGGCCTAGCGTCTGAGGCCTAGCATCTTTAGGACAGGGGCTTGTTTTTCTCCTCCATTCCTCCGAAGTCCCTGTCCACCTACTCCAAAGTCCCAAGACAGGAGTCAAAAGTCAATTTTGATTTGGACTCTTGATTTTTCTGGGGCACCTCGAAACAACTAGACAAACTTTTATTTAGTTTTAATTTTAACTTAACTCTTCTGAAAGGAAAAATCTATGACAAACTTTATGCACCTGCTTGACAAAAAAGTATCTGAAACCGAACGCCCGAAACCCTTGCCGGTAGGCGCCTATGATATGGTTATCACTGGTTACACCACAGGCACCAGCCAGCAGAAACAAACTCCGTATGTAGAATTTGCGCTCAAGGTTCTGTCCCCTCGTGATGATGTAGACCCGGAAGAATGGGCACAGGTAAAGAACCCGACCGAGGCAAAGTTGAAAACCCAGTTCTACCTCACGGAAGATTCTATGTGGCGTCTTCAGGACTTCTTGGCCAAAGCTGGTTTTGACACATCTTCTGATATGTCCTACGCCGAAATGCTGGCTGAATGTGCAGGCAGAAACGTCATCGGCATCGTGTCGCATAGACAGTCCCAGGATGGTGAATCAGTATTCCCTGAAGTTCGCAAGTTCCTGAGTCAGGACTAACCACCTAAATAGTAGGGAGTGGAGAAGGGATGCTTGGCCCTTCCCTCCCTACTTTCTAAATCCAACCTTTTTATCCCGGAGCTCCCTATGGAAATTGAACTCAATTCTATTCACATTCGCCCAGAGCGCCAACGTAAAGACCTTGGGGACTTAACAGACCTCAAGGTTTCACTGCTTCAAGTTGGCTTAATAAACCCTGTTGTTATTGAACAAGACCCGGATGATGGCCTGTTCTATCTCATCGCTGGGGAGAGAAGATACACTGCTTGGAGCCAACTGGCCGCTGAGGGTAAGCTTCCCTCCACTATCAAATGCACCCTCTTCACTAACCTCGACCCATCCACTCGCCACGTGATAGAGCTTGAGGAGAACATCAAGAGAAAAGACCTCACTTGGCAGGAAAAGGCCAAGGCAATCGATGAACTGTTCTATCTCCGCAAGTTCTCCACGAACATCGAGTTGGCAGAGTTTCTCGGCCTCTCCGAAGGGTTCATCTCAAAGAACCGCGTGGTCTGGGCTAACATTGACAACCCCAAGGTTGCAGGGGCAGACACCTTGGTGAGTGCTTACACCATCTGCCGACGGGAGAGCGAGCGACTCCTTTCCAACATCCGCTCGGATATGGACCAGTTTGTTATTGATATGATGGAGGAATCTGAAAATGGAACAGAACAAGGAAGAACTAACCCAGTGGGAACGGGAGTCCGCGGCACGGATGGGAATGTCTCTGGAAACCTACCGCAACTGGAAACAACGTCAGCTGGAGTATCTCAAAGCCCAGAGCAAACTTCGCCAGCAGACCCATTCCCAAACACCCAAATCATCTGTGCAAACTTCCCCCTCTGGGCAGATTCCTACAGCGGACCAAAGTTCAACCTCCTGCACTTGGATTTCCCCTATGGTATCAACCATCAGAAAAGTGAGCAAGGTAATACAAAGAATTTTGACCATTACGAGGATACTCCGGAAATTTACCAAGGGCTAGTAAGTGCCCTGGTAAGGAACTCTGAGAAACTCCTTTCCCCCTCCTGTCATATCATCTGCTGGCTGAGCCTCAACTTCCAGGAGTGGACAAAAGCCCAGTTCAAGTCCATCGGCTTTGAGTGTCTGGCCCAACCCTTTATTTGGTATAAGTCTGATAATAAGGGAATCATAGCTGATACAATGTGTGGGATGAGGAACGTTGGTGAATACGCCCTGGTGTTTGTCCGGGAGAGAAGACCGGTGGTCAAGAACATCTCGAACATCTTCCCACATCCCTGCACCAAGAAGTTCCACGTGAGTGAGAAACCCTTGGCAATGGAGCGGCAATTGATGAGTGCCTTCTGTGATGGGAACACTCGACTCCTCGACCCGACGTGTGGGAGTGGCACGGCAATTATGGCCTCGCTGGGGTATGGGGTGGAACAGGCCCTTGGATTGGAACTTGACCCAGAGATTGCGGCCAAAGCGCAAGCCTGGCTCCACGATGAGAAGATTGCTGAAAATTCAACAAACCTAGATATTGATTTGGAGATAGACCTATGATGAAAAGAGGAAGTTATTTCACAACAGTATGGAGAGGTGGGGACTTTAAAGAGTCCCCAGTGGAGGTTAATGTGCTGTGGACTCAGGATGCCAATGGGGAGCTCACCCTGGACAGTGGCCCTGTGGACCTGACCCCCTCCGAGGCCCAGCGCATAGGGGAGAATATTCTTTCCGGACTTTCCAATGGAACTATGTCCTGGGAGCCGTGCGATGACTAAGCTGATAGTTGTAACAGAGTTCCCTGGCAAGACCGACCTTGTTACAGGAAGACTCCTTTCTGGGGAAACAGGAAGGATTTTCTGGGACATCTGCTCCCAGGCAGGAATCCATTCCTCCGACCTGGAAATTATCCCCGTCCTTACTCAACGCCCTGGTAGTGGAAAGATTGAGGAGTTCTGCCTGAATAAAAAAGATGCTGAAAGTCAATCTCAGGAGCTCTTTGGAAAACCCTATTCCAGGGGTTATATCAAAAGTGGCAAGTATCTTTCCCCCTCCAAACTGCCCCAGGTCGAGGCCTGTCTTTCCCGAATCCGAGAGCTCAAGCCGAACCTCTGCCTCTGTCTTGGTGCCTTCTCCACCTGGGCTTTGATGGACACCTGTAAGTTCACTGCAATCAGGGGAACTTGTATGGAGTCCACCCTTGTGCCGGGCCTTAAGGTCCTGCCCACCTACCACCCAGTTACCATTATCCGGGACTATTCTCAAAAGGTAATTGCCGGGGCTGACCTTCTCAAGGCAGCGAGGGAGATGGAGTTCCCTGAAATCAACCGCCCGAAGAGGGAAGTATGGATTCCAGAGACGAAAGAGGACTTGGCGGAATGTAGGAAATTGCTCAATGAAAGGAGCCGTCTCACCCTGGACATAGAAACCAAGGACGGGCAAATCACCTGCGTAGGGTTTGGGATTTCCCCCTCCTTCTCCATCACCATCCCCTTCACCGACAGTCGCAAAGAGGATTGGAACTATTGGAGTTTCCTTGATGAGCTTTCCGCCTGGGCGCTTGTCCGAGATATCTGTCAGAACCCCTCCATAGAGAAAGTCCTCCAAAACGGGGTGTATGACATTCAATACCTCTGGCGGGTTATGAACATCAAGACCCTCGGCTTTCGAGATGACACTATGATAATGCACCATTGCCTCTATGAGGAACTTCCCAAGTCCCTCGGTTTTATGGGCAGTATTTATACCAACGAGGCCTCGTGGAAACTTATGAGGCGATTTGAAGAAAAGGACCTGAAATAATGGGAGAGCTTTTTATTGATTTCATTCTGGCAATATTTTGGGTATTGCTGGTTATAGCTAGTTTAATTCACCTTGACAACCTGGGAGAGTTCAGTGAGAGATACAATTCAAGCAGACAAACAGATAGCGAAACTTCTGAAACCAGAGAGGAAAAGTGAGTTCTTTTCTCCTGGAAGTGTATGGGCACATAGGGTTAATGGCCATTGGGAGCTAGTTTATCTTCATTCCCTGACCTCCCGCCTTATTAGAAACTCTTCTCGCGAGGTAGATTTCTACACCCCATTCGGCCTAGAGCATCTTCCCCGAGAGAAGTTTCTTTCCCAATTCACCCCTGTGGGTTGGGCGCGAGTGAAGTTTGAAGGGCTTGCATCCCTGGATAACATTCGCCTTGAGGTTCCACCAATCCACATCCCGGAAAACCTAATCTCAGGGGCTTGACAAACTGCCCCGCCGGAATTATTATGAAAGAAAACTGGAGGGTTTTAATATGAAGAGAGTTATCCTTTCTGAGTCCAAGCATTTCCTCGGTTGGGCTGTTGTGCCCAGTCCTGGAGAGCCTACCCGATGGGGACTAGTTCCCAGGGCCCAGAAAGCCAAACTCCTTTCCCGGCTACTTCGCCACTCCTCTCTCCAGCTTTCTTTCCCTCGGGACGGTTGGGATGGGCTTGAGCCCTCCGAGGCCCTGACCTATTACAAGCTCAGACTTCAACTTCAGAAGATTGAACTTTCTACCCAGTCCCTTAATTTGAACAACCTAAAAGCTGAGAGGAGTCGCTAGACCTATGTTGAAATTCAAAACAGAGAGCTTCGTTCCAGATGACGAGGCTACTAACCTGTGGGTATACAATGGGCTTGACTGTTGTCTTACCTATGAAATCTGGGAAAAACTTAAAACACAGTTCAACACCAACACAGCCGCCATTTATAAGTGGGAGTTTAGCTCCCAGGCCGTGGCCCTGGAAATGATGTTCCGAGGGTTCCTCGTTGACCGCCAAAAGGTGCATTCCAAGATAGAGGAACTTGAGCAGGATTACAACTATTACCAGGCCAAGTTGAATATCCTGGCCAATGCTGTGTGGGACAAAGACCTTAATCCAAATTCCCCAGCCCAACTCAAGGAGTTCTTCTACGAGGCCCTGGGTTGTGCCCCTGTTATGTTCCGAGGCAAGGTTACCACCGACCGCAGTGCGATGGAGAAACTCATCGACTCCTACCTCTACGCCCGGCCGCTGTGCAAGTTGGTTCTTATTCTCCACGACCTAGGGAAACTTCTTTCCGTTCTCCGCACGGAGATAGACCCGGATGGTAGAATCCGATGCTCCTATTCCGTGGCTGGCACAGAAACCGGACGTTGGAACTCCAGCACCTCTGCCCTCGGCACAGGAACCAATCTCCAAAACATCACGAACTCCCTCCGGGAAATTTTCGTAGCCGACCCTGGAATGAAAATTGCCTACATTGACCTTCAGGCCGCGGAGTCCAAGGCCGTGGGTTATATCACCGGGGATGAGAACTACATCAAAGCGTGCGACGAGGGTGATGCTCACACCGTAGTAGCCCGGCTCGTCTGGCACGACCTACCTTGGACAGGGGACATTAAAAAGGACAAGGAGATTGCCTCCAACACCCCCTTTTATAGAGAATTATCTATCAGGGATATGGCAAAAAAGGGAGGCCACGGTACAAACTACTTCGGCACTCCCCCGACAATGGCAGGGCATCTTCATATGCCAACCCCTATTATTGAGGAATTCCAGCAGAAATATTTTGAGAAATTCCCTGGCATTCCACGTTGGCATAAGCGGGTAATCCAATCCGTCCAGTTTGAGCGAAAGGTTACCACCTGCTATGGTCGTGAGCGAATCTTCTTCTCCCGCCCGGACGAGCCGGCAACTTGGCGTGAGGCCATTGCATACGAACCTCAGAGCACCATCGCCGATACCCTGAATTTTGCCGCGTGGAAGGTGCAAAAGAAATTCCAGGGGCACGATGTCCAGCTCATCGCCCAAGTCCACGATGCTATTGTTGTGCAGTATCCTGAGGACCGCGAGGATGAACTCCTACCTCAAATCCTGAAGGAGATGATATTCCCAGTCCCAATTGACGGGCGAACTATGATTATTGGCGTGGATGCTGAGGTTGGATGGAATTGGGCTCACTTTGACAAGAAGAACCCGGAAAAGAACCCAGATGGTGTAAGAAAGTATAAAGGCAATGACGAAAGAAAACGTAGACATTTTCCCGAGAACAACATTCTCAACTGGAAACCTAATAGATGAGTTTGTTCAGGACACTCGGGGAACTGAATCTCCAGAGCTTTTCCGTCGCTGGGCCGCTATCGCTATGGTAGCCGGCCTTCTTCAGCGGCGTGTCTGGTGTGATATTGGCAAGGGGAAGCTCTTCGCCAACCAGTATATCCTACTGGTGAGCCCTCCAGGTGTGGGCAAGTCCATTGTGCTGAAAAGAGTAGAGGAGCTCTGGAAACTTTCCGAGAAGATTTTTATTGGGGATGAAACTACAACCATCCCCGGGCTCCTGGATTTTATGCAGGACTGTTCTAGCCCTGTGTCAGGCCCCTTTGGGGAAACCCTAGTAACCCACCCTCTTTCTGTTGCCCCTCGCGAGTATGGAACTTATATGAAGGCCTATGACCTGAGCGTCCTGAACGTCCTCAACGACTTCTGGGATTGCCCGAGTTCCTTCTCCGAGATGACCAGAGGTGGTGGAAAGAACACCTTGGATTTCCCAGTCCTGAATCTCATCTCCGGAACCCAGCCAAGTTTCCTCAACAACGTCCTGCCTGAGGAGGCTTGGTCTCTCGGGTTCTGTTCCCGTCTAGTTCTTTGCTACGATTGGAGGACAGAAGTCCTCCGCACCCGGGATAGATTGAACCTCCCCGAGTTTCCCCTATCCAAGTATCGCCCAGCGGTGGAGGCTCTCGTGGGTATCCAGGGCCAGATGACCTTCACCGAGGAGGCTCTTGACTTCCTTGACACCTGGATAATAGATGAGAAGATGGCACCCGTGCCCTACCATCCACGCCTAGCTTCCTACGTTGCTCGTCGCCCTGTGCACTGGCTCAAAATAGCTATGTGCCTCGCGGCCGCTCAGGGAACCCTCCTCATCACCCAGCCCATCCTGGCCCTCGCCAAGGAGTGGCTCCTGGAACTTGAAACCAATATGCCTGAAATCTTCCGAGATATGAGTAAGGAATCCGACAAGGATGTTATGGATGAAATCAAGCTGGCTATTGTCCGGATGACCCTCCGTACGCCGGTATTCCCAGAGCGTAAGCTTGTCCAAATCCTCACCACAAAAATCCCGACCCACAGGATTTCCTACTTCATCGACACCCTCCTCAATGCCGGGTACATCGAGGAAACAGAAGCCCCAAAAGGCTCAATCAACGCCCTTGGCCAGAGAGGTTTTCGCCATTTCAAGGCCGGGGTAGACTTAAACAAACCTATGTAAAGGAGAACACCTATGATAGAAATTCACATCGAGGACGGACTTGGGATTTCCGAGAACCCTGAGAACACCCTAGCCCAGCCATCCTACCGCCACTTTAGTCCGGAAGAAATCCAGGCCTATGCCCGCGCGTGTAAGCCAGGGGTTTCCCTCCCCGACATCCTGAGTGCCATATCCCACGAGGCCCTGTCCTGTCGGGAGCTCTACTTTCAAAAGGGCAAGGATGCCCTCTGCCTGTCCTTTGTCCGCCTGGTGTTTTGGCTTCAGCTGTTGAATACGAAAGCCCTGGTTGAGGGTGGACTTACAGAGGAGATGGTACACCGCCAAATTGCGGATTTTTGGAATAACAAACGGGATTTTTAATCGGCGTAATGGCGGTTTGTTTTGCCGGTTTTGGTCAATAAATTAACGGGAGGTAAAGTTGTGCCTCCCGTTTCTTTTTGCGTTTGTGTGGGAAAATTTCCGAGCCGTCCCATATCCCGATGAAGTGAGCCGTCCCACTCTCCCATCACAATCCCAGTTCCCCGGCTGTGGTTCCCCAGACCCCATAGTAGTCCACATTCCTCTGCAGGGGTGTGAGTTGCCGGTTCTCAAGGCGAGTCTGAGCGCTGTCCACCATATTCCCCACATCCACCCCGTCGAGGAGGGCCCTCTGCACAATGGTAAACATCAGCCGGCCATCCCCACTTTCCAGGGCATTTGTGAAGACCTCCGCATAGCTCTGTGTGAGCTTAGCTCGCTTGTCTTTGTCCTTCCAGATTTCATTTGAAATCTTAAAGGCCTGGTCAACCCGAGTAGGAGTTATGTTGAAATACTGGTAGGCCAGGCTTTCCAGTGGCGTGAGGTCAGCAATCTTAGTCCCGGTACTCGCGTAGAGGGTATCATTGACCACCTGGGTTGTCCTATAGAGCATCTTCGGACTGAGCGCCCTCATCATACCCTGCTGAAAACCTCTGTCCCCGGCAGGATTCCTCCCCGTCGTGGCATAGTAGTCAATACCTGAGTCCAGGCCATTCCACAGCGCCTTGAGCCTCTGCCCCCAGACAAAGCCCATAAAACGCTGGGTTTCCTCGCCCGGGTCACGGAACGGGCTGTTTACCTGGGATTGCAGGGAGAACCCAAATGCCCCAGGGATGCCATAGAGGAGAAAATTACTTTCCGTCCCATTGCCCCACCTGTCATACAGCAAATTACTCATCTTGTCATCCGCCGCCCACTCGGTGAATCTTTCCAGGGTAGCTCCAATCTCCGAGCTTCCCATACCACCAAGCAAGGAGGTTGCCAGGTTACTATACATATAGGGTTTCCAGGCCCCATACCGCAACCCCGCATCGAGGTATTGCATCTGCCAGCCTACGTAGTGCATAGTCCAGTTTTTAAACAGACCCCAGGCCTGACCAACCGGCCCTTGCAGCACGCGAGCTCTATCACTAGCCGCGAATTGGAACATAGTATTTTCTGTAAACTTCTTAGCCCCGAGGTACACCTGTTCTTTGGTTATCATCCCGGCCTTGGCCATCGAGTTAAAGAGCTTATATCCCACGGTCATAGCATAGCCACGGGACGCCTGCTCTGAGAACGTCGGGAGCATTGTGGCCATATTCCTGAGCATCCCGGAGTAGTCTCCTTTTTTCAGTGAGTCTGCCAGGCCCTGTCCCAGACCGGAGTTCTCCCCAATATAGCTTTCAATGAACCGTGGACTCAGTGCCCCATCCCGAACCATCTGCTCCATAAATTCCGAGAACCCCTGTTCCACTTTCGGGTTGCCCATAAGTTTCAGGCTCTCCCACATAATTTTGAGCGGACTCAGGGTATTCGCGACCATTCCCTTGCCACTTTTGGCAATGAGGGGAACTCCGTCATACGCCCACTGGAGAGCTTGCGGACATTCCCTGAGTAGGGCCAGCTGCGGCAGCACAGTGGTAATAGGTTGCAGGATGTTGGCCAGCGCGTAGGCCAAGTTTCCAAAACCCAAGTCCAGGTGAGCACTCGCCGTGTTGATGCTACGGACAATCCTACTCGCGGAATCCGTCCCCAGTACCGGTGCCAGGATGCTATCTGTGGTCTTATTGACCAGTTGGCTAAACACACCCTGTTCCCCTTTGAGGACACTCAGGGTATCCTGCAACATCACTGCTGTTCTAGGGTCATCAATACCCAGCGTGGCGATGTCTTTTGCCAGCACCCTGTCATTGATTTCATTAGCCAGCCAGATGTATTTATTTTCCAGGGAGTAGCTCAAATTTTCAATGAGGTCTTCCGCCGTGCGTGCCCGGTTGTAGCCACCCACCCCAGACCGTGGAAAGAAAAAGCTAGATTTCGCCACGTCTGGGTGAGCCCCTGCATATTGGGCTGCAAAGTTATTAGCCAGGGCAAAGTCATCTGTGCCGGAAAGGAGTTTCTCCTGCCTGAGGTCCAGCGCTCTGTCTTTCATCCAGAACTCCCCAAGCCTCCAGTTACCTCCATTTTCCTTAGCCTTGTCAATAACCCCCTTGGCCATCTTCTGCACAGCCTTTTTGTTGTCCCCGCTCACGATGTAAACCAGGTTCCCCTTGTCATTGAGGATGGCCTGCCTTAGGGAGCCTTGCCAATAGTGGCTAATCCCGTAGTGACCTTTTCTCAGTGGGAACATCTTAGCATCTGGAATGTGGAGTTTCCCTGCACTGGTGGTGAGTTCCTGAATAGCCTTGTCGTGGAGAGTATTCAGCGCGCGGAGGGTATCCAGCCCATCCGCCCCAAGGGCATTGACCAGCTCCGGCCGGATAAGTACATCACTGAAAGGAATTTCATCATCTATCACTTTGAGCAGGGTATCAAACCCTTGAGGATTCTTCGTGGCAAGTTGCCTTACCATATTCGCGAAAGCCCTAGGGTCATCCCTTTTAATCCCCCCGGAAACCACCTTGAGAAGGGAATCTTCCCCTACTTGGGGCTTGCCATAGACAAGTTCCTGTGCCTTTCTCCTCGCGTTGTCCCGGGTGTTCTGAGCCACCGCGTAGATTTTCCTGGCCAGCGGGGAGTTCTTAAATTTAAAGACCGTGGGGTAGAAATTCCTCTTTGCAAAGCTAGCCACATTGCCCAGCAGCTCCGAGTCCTCAATCGCACCCCAACCAAGTTTCCTAGCAACATTCTTAGCCCCTTGAAACCCCTTGGCCTCTGCGAGGGCGGGAATATCCGTGCCATCGCCTAGGGTGTCTGAGAATCTCAGCGCCCTGTCTAGCACGGCATCAGAGTCCCCCACCCCTTTATACACAGTCTCCGGGTCTCTCCAGGCATCAGAGTTGGAAATCTTGAGGAGGTTCCCCTGCTCTGGAATAAAGTGTGCAGGGTCATCCGTTTTGGCCACAAACCAGTTGCCCTCTTTGCCTGTTTTCCTGGCAATGACATAGAGCCCGTCTTTCTCTTTCCCAAGCCTCCAGCCATTACCCACCTCAGCGAGGTTCCCCTGGATGGTATTATCCAGTCGAGTGATGGCCTTCTTTCCCTGGGCACTAACCAGCCGAGGGAATTGCACATATTCCAGCCAGTCCTCCGTGAGGGTGCCATTGCCTTTGAGTTCTCCAACCGTGCGCTCCAGTTCGCTCAGACTCTTAAACCCAATTTCTTTATTAGGACTGAACGCCCTGCTTCTCACAGAGTTTGTCCCCCTGAGCACCGAGTTCAGAGCTTTCCATTTTTCACTCCCTTCCAGTTCCCCAATCATATGGTCTCGAGACTCTTCCCTAATCCTGCGTTCAAGACCCAGGATGGTATTATTGAGCTCCCCTTCCAGCTCCGGTTCCACAGTACCTATCTTTGCCCGAGCATTGCGGAGGTTTTGTTGCCAGGAGTTCTTACTCGAGATGTCTGCGAACTGCTTAGGCACACGGACGCGTTTTCCTCCTGAGGCAATCCAACCCAGACCACCCGCTAACACCCCTCCTGCACCAATATCCACCAGTGCTTCCGTGGTGCGCTCCCCAAGGGAACCTCCCTCCCATTCAGGGTTTGCGGTTTGGAGTCCCAGACCGATGGCCTGACGTCCCACCTCTATTGGAGCAAGCAAGGCAGCCTCACTACCCAACCTGGAAAGAAACGGTGCCTTGGCAGTATTTTCCACGCTGGCCAGCCCTCGAGCCCATTTCCCATAGCGAGTCCCCTTAGCCAGCACACTTGCTGCTTTGGCCGTCCCTGCCGCGAGAGGTGCCACCTGAGTGATAAACGCCGCCTTGGGATTCTCCGCCTCCCATTCCTGAACATCCTCGTCCGGGTTATCTAGCCCAAAAAGGCCTAACGTAGAGTTCCACGTTAGGCTCTTAGCCAGATTCTCAAAATATTTCAGCTTGTCATCCATATCACTCTCCTTGAATCATCTGCAGACCCTGAATGTAGTAGTTCTGCATAAATGGGATTTGAGAATTCTTGTCCTGGAGCAAGAGGCTTTGCTGTTGCGCCCTCTGCATTATCTTCTTCGGAGTCATCCTACTGAGTTCCTTATCCGACATCTGGGCCAGGTCGCTCAGCGCGGCATTCTGCCCAAGGGTTCTTGCCTCACCCAGCTTGTCCACCTGCTCCCAGTGGATATTCCCATTGGCATCCCGCCAATAGGTTTTATTTCCCCCTATTGCACGAGGTTGCATAGCCTGCCATTTAGCCAGGGCCATATTGGCTTGCGCGAGGGCATTGCGTTGCCGCATTTCCTCCTTGGCGAATTCCTGAGCCACCTGCCACCTTTCCGCAGATGCTCGGGCCTCTTCCGTAGCATTCTTGGCATCCGTGACAGACTTGTTACCCTCAGCTGTAATCCGATTCATTTCATTCACGGCCTTGGAAAAGTCAGGGAGTTTCCCTGAAAAGTCCGCGTTGGCAAAACCTGCCGCAAGGACATCCCAGACATTGTAGGGAGTTCCCTCATACTGAGGGGCTTTGACCTTAGAGGTGTCAATATCCCGCATACCTAGGTTTATCTCCGGAAAGGGAATTCCCTGTCCACCCTGGTCTCCGGCCACCATTCCAGCGCCACCTCCAGGGCCACCCTGGGCAAGGTAAGTTTCCAGCCAGGTTTTCTTCGGAGTGGCATCCTTGTCTTCCCCAGCGCCGAACAAACTCAGAATATAATCCCCGATACTTTCCCCTGTGTTCGCAGCCCAGGAGAGCCCAAATTCCCCAGCATTCTGAGGATTTTCCGCAGCGTGGTAGATATAATCCCCTGCAGCTACAGCGGCACCAAGAGGGTCAACAATCTGCTGGCCGGGGTAGGGCAATCTATCCGTGTTCCTATTGGGGAGCTCACTTCTGTCCTTTATCAGCCCCTCTTTTGCACCCTGCTTAGCAAGTCCTTGATTAATAGCCTGAGCAACTTGCCTACCCTGCTGGGCCAACTTATAGGGAATACTATTTTCCACCCGGTTCTGAACCTCTTCCTGGGAGAGATATTCCCGAATCTGATTATCTAAAAAACTTGGAATTAAATCAACCATCTGTCATCTCCTTAACCACCTAGCCCAAAGATGCTAGAAATCATTTTCAAATCCGAGCCCAGACCATTATATCCACCTTGAAGTCCAGCAACCCACGGGTTGGTTTGTTTATTATAGGCTGCCTGACTCGAGCCCATCGCGCTACCATAGGCCATAGCCAAATCCCACAGGTAATTAGTTTTGGCCATATCGGCCTGTTGCTGTTGATTGGCTGCATTGACGAGCAGGTTATTTGCCGCTGTGCCGGTGTTGAGATAGTTGCTAACCGAGTTGGCATCGGCACTAAGAAGTGCTGGAGTCTGTGCCCTCTGATTTGCAATGTCTGCCGCGGCCTGAGCAACAATTTGGTTTTCCAGGTTTTCCTGAACCCGCTCCCGAGTGAGGTAATCCCGGCTCCCACCATAGGCACCAGCATCAATAGCCGCACTTCTCGCCGCCGGGATGAGTTCATCTCGGGTCTGTTTAATCAGGTTATAGGTTTCACCCTCCAGTTGCGGGGCGATACTTTCCGTAGCCTTTCTATACCCCAGCCCCAGACTATTCGCGGCCTCGTTTCCCAGATACTGATTATATGCAGAGTCCCTCCCTGCAATCTGGTTTGCAAAATTTATATTCCCTGAAATACCCTGTTGAAGTTCTGGGATATAATCCACCCAGCCTTCCTGCGCAGCTTTGTAGGCATCTCTAATCTGATTCCGAACCCCATTAAGATCAGCCGCATAGGCAGCGTTCGCCTTGTTCTCGGATTTCGCGTTAGAGTGCCCTGTAATAGCACCAACAACACTACCCATTGTCAAACTCCTTTACACTAACTAGACAAACAATATTGTTAAACTTACTAAATCCCAGTGGACGGAATTTTAAAAGCCTGGCCATTTTGAGCGCCTGGAGGTTACTCACCGGGGTCAGGCCATAGAACTTCGGCACACCCAGGATTTTCTTCGCCACAGGCAGGACTTCCTGGCAAAACCTGAGGGCATTCCAAACATCCACCCTAGGTAGGCACGTCCAGTGTGCCTCGGCTCTACCATTCCCCTGGACGAAAAGTGCATAGCAGCCATATCTCCTCAGACAAAGCCACTTCACACCCAGCGCATCCAAATCCACCTCAAACAGCCAGTTTGCTCTATCCTTGGGGACTGTATAAAACCCATCCACTGTCATTATCATAAACCCCTAGGTAAATCTTCCCATCCTTTTTGACCCTAATCTGGTCGCCGTCCACTGCAGGAGGCAGACCATTTCTCGGCTTTCCTGCGTCCCAAATATACAGTCCCAGATTGACCACTTGTGGATTGGCCTGTTGGGCACGGAGATTCCCTACCACAATTGCAGCCCAGGAACGCCAGTCCTGATATTCCTCCGGACTTGGGAGGTTTGAAAAATCTGTCATCCTAGAGTCTCCCATTCATTTGCTGCCCGAAGAATTCCAGAGCAGATAATTTCCAAATAGTTTCCGCGCCAACATCCTCAATGCGTATGCGAAAGAACCTTCCTGTAATCCTCGTCCAGCAAAGGTTATCCAAATCACTGAGAGGAAACCAGTCAGTCCACTTAATCGGGTCTTCGAGGCGGTCTCTCCAGCCCAGCTTAATCTTCGCAGTGGAGGAGCCAGAGTTCTTCATCTCTGCATTGAAAGTGTCTATGTATTTATGCCCTCGGGTGTTGAGTTCAATATCCTTACTTTCAATCCAGAGTTCTTGGTCTCCCTTATTAGTGGAAATCAACTGTCCATCAACGTAGACATTTCCTAAACCTGACACCATATCTTGCCTCCATAAGAAACTTGCCCATAGCCCTCATAGGTCATTCCAATCTGCCCATCGGCGTCCTCAGGCAGGGGAAGTTTGCCCTCCGCCTGGCCCTGATTAAGGGCATTCTTGAGGTCATCCACGTAGAGCGTGCCATCGCCAGAGACCCAGTATTGTTCCCAAGCGCAGTATCTGTCCCAATCGAGCAGCGTCCAAGTGTTATTCCCCAGATTAAATCCAAAGCAAAGCAGCTCGGCATTGTCATTACTTTGCACTGGGACGAAGAAAAAGACGTGCTGGAGAATTCCCCAGGCCGCGCAAAAACAACTTCCTGTGCGGTTTAAGTCCAGGCGCTCATTCAATGTCGCGCCAACTCGTTCATTATCCACAAAGGTGATGCCACTACCATCAGATACCCAAATACCATTAGGCCCAAAGGCAAAGATACTTTTATTAGCCACGCAAATAGACCGGGAGTTCCAACACCCAGCCCCTTTATACAACAGCCCATAGCTGAAAATATAAGGCCGGGAGATGTAGCTTACCTTGACAACCTCCCTATTCGTGCAGAGGAGCATAAAGTTATCCAGTGCAACTCCGCCAACCAGTTCCCCCTGGATGTCCCTAATAAACAGGTCGCCAGCCATATTTCCCTGTTCAGGAGTCCAGTAATCCGGGTTATCATCATCAGACCAGAGCACCGAATCCGCACAGACAGCCACCAGGAAATTCTTACACTTGAGGAGGAACTTAGGTACATAACCCCTAGCCGTGAAGTTTTCAACTTCCTGCATAGTGCTATAAGGCCAATATGCCAGGTTCTCTTCCTCTGTAGGTTCGCCGGTTTCATCCAGGATGAATTGGTTGTCATCCCTAGGTTTCCATACCCAGAGCTTCTCCCCGTGAACAGCATAGACCCATTTACCAAACGGCTGGAAACTCCAATCCCCTGAGGCGACGTGCCCTTGAGGGGTTACATCAGTAATCTCCGCTGTGGTAAGTGAATAGGTTAGTACTGAACTGGTCGTGCCAAGGAAGATTAAATCACCAGCACCGCAAATAGCGTTTACAGGGACACCTGCTGACATCAACGGAATTTGCCCGGGCATAGGCTGGAGGGTTCTATCAATAAAGAGCACACCTCTCCCATCCTCCCAGAGAATAGGCTTCTGGTCGGGTAAGTCAGGCGTGTAGCCTGAAGCCAGCTCGTCAATTCGTACTAACCTTTCACTCATTTCTTTTCCTCTGGTTTGGTTAATTCTTTCGCAAGGTCAACAGCTTTCTTTGTCTTGGCAATATCCTCTGGTGTGGCATTGCGCACATTGAGGGCCAGGATAGCCAGGAGCTTTTTCAGCCAACCAGCACCTGGAATAAGGGCACAAAGAGCAGAACTACCAACCACCACACTACCAATAATAGTAGCAAGAGGCTCAAAGTTCTCAGAAACGTAACTAAAAAATTCATACATTCTAATCCTCCAGTTCAAAGTGGGGTTTATCAACGAGGGACTTCCACGTGCCACCCCAGGTTATATTAAGTCCCAGCTTCCCGGCACAGTAGCCCAGATAGAAAGCCAGGACATTCCAAGCGTTCGAGTCAGAGTCAATCAACCCATCTTTGGTCTTAGGGCAAGGCCAGGGATAGAGGTCAACAGCCAGACCCTCGAGATGTTTAGACTTGAGGGTCTTACTTACCCCAGTAGCCACGTAGGTCTTTTGGGTCTCCTCAGTTCTCAGCCCCTCAATCACCGAGAAGTCCACGTAGTGTAGAGCCTCGTGAATGAGGGCAACCAGCCTAGGGTCAACGCCAACTAGCCGTTCCTGGCTCTTCTGACTCAGTTTGTACGGTTCTTTTCTTCTCTGCATGGAATCGTTCAATCCTCTCAAAAATGGTAGCTTGGTCAATCTTGATTTGAGTCAGGGTCTCGAGCATTTTATTCTGATTCCCTATGAGTTTCTCAATCGCCTCATTTGTGGCATAGTGCTTGACCAAGCTAAGGTTAATCATTTGGATTTCCTTGCGCAGAGCAAAATACTGCGAAAGTATCCAGCTAAGTAAAATTGCATTTAGCGACCAAATTATTTCCAAGTATCCTGGCATAGTTGTCTCCCTCTTTTATTCCAAAATAGTGGAAAAAGGCCTACCTGTCAAGATGGAATTGAGCAGAGTGTCAACCACCCGAAAACCCAGAACCCTGAAAAGAATTCCGCCAGAGCTGTGGAACGATTAAATGGGGAGGGCAGGACATTTGCAACCCAGGGGGAAAGTTCAAACAGCGACCAACAAAAAGCATAAATGTTGGCGATGGGCAAACCTACAAGAAGCCACATAGGGTCACGAAGAACAAGCGCCACTAAGAGCATAGGACAGGAGTATCTGAGGAACATATAGAGAAAATCATAGCAAAAGTCATAGGGTTTGGCACCAACCTTAGAGTAGAGCCAATCCAGGGGATAGTAATACCATCTCTCCTTATATCGTTCCACTGTCTTGGAATCTGGCTCTTCTCCTCTGCCAAGGTCAAAACAGCATCCGTGTCCGCGAGACCAAAACTGAAATTGTAACCAAAGGAGTATTGGAATTCCCCAAGCCAGGTTAGACATATCCAGTCCTAGGCAAAGTCCCATCCCGGCTACCATCAACACAGTCTGCACACCGCGACTGCTAAGCAGGGGCACCTCTTTCCAGCCGCCACCAAACAATCTCCTGAGAAAGCCACCAGCCAAACCTGCAATTAAAAATTGTAAAGCATCAATCATCTTAGAATCTCCTTTCTCCCCTATCATGGAGCAAGAAAAAGAGCCTGTCAATATTCAAATCAACAGGCTCTTAAATCAGGCTGGAGGGTTTCCTGATTATTCTGCACAATGCATTGCAAGGTAATATCTTTTGGCTTTCCCCTCAGGAGCATCCTTATCCTCAAGGAAGTCAAACGCCAGGTCAGCATAATACTGTGGTGCCTGGCCTTCCTTATAGTAGTCGCTCCGCACCATATTCAGCGTGTAATAAAGGTCATAGATGTTGTAGTTCTTACATCCCCAATCTATACCCATCGAGGATGCAACCTTTTCAACGTCCTCAAGAGTCCAGTAGGCACCAGAACTTCCATCCTTGTTATCAGTCATAAGTTTTCTCCTAGAAAAAGTTAATCAGGAGTAATAACTCAGGACTCACTTGTTCAACATTCCACCTAGGAACTTTTGAAAAGCTTCAGGGTTTGCATTCTGGAGCTGGGCCATCTTTTGGTCTGCTGGAGTCGAATTAAACTGGCTGACAAGATTGTCAAACTCTGCCCGCGAAGTCTGCGGAAGTCCCCACTTCCTGCAAAAGGTGTTCCACTGAGAATACATCGAGTCTGAAGAGATAAGTTTCTTGAGCATAGCCTGCGAGGCCATAGCTACTAAAGATTGAAGATTAAACATTTGTGCCTCCTTTGTTATTACAAGAAAAGTATGGCACGAAAATTAGATTTTGTTGTGTCAATATTGTGGAAAATTTGTGCAAGGCCTGGGAGGAATTAAATCTATATAAAAAGAGGGCTGGGACGGCGCATTTCCAAATGCAATTCCGATACCCAGCCCTAATCAATCAGCCCGAGCCATTTTAATGTTGCCTTGAGTCGGTTCAAAGCTTCAGTCATCTTATGACTATGTGAGGATTCACTCATACCCAGGTCTGTTGAGGCGTGAAGTCGCTGTTGCTCTTCACAGTATCTTTTCAAAATCATCCTGGCTTTTTGAGCACTTAGGCCTGACTTCTCCAAGACCTCCTCGATTTCCCCCTTTCCCGTGGGACTTCAACCAGGACTTTGTACTTTCCAATCCTGGTTGATATTTCCTAGGCATCTTTCTTTCCCTTACCAGAGGGTTTATCCTTATTAACGGTGATGGTGGTTTCAGAGTTAGAGGCAATCATCCTGCCCCTTGGAGTCCCTTTAGCCCCACCAAAGGTTTTTCCAGAATACTTTCCTTTCGAGGTGGAGGTTTTCCCTGAGTTTCTAGATATTGTAGGCATAGATTATTCTCCTTTCGAGATTGTATAAACCTTGTTAATTACAACATCCTCGAGGAAAGTGATTTTTTCCTGAAGAGTTGCAATCCTCCAAACGAGCCAGCCCGCGGTGATGAACATTAGGAAAAACCCAAAAACCAACACCCGGGTGATTGTATTAGCATTGCCAACAATCAGCGGCTCGACTTGTTGTGAATGGCCAGTCTGAATAGAAATATTCGGATTAGCCTGTGAACTATTGTTCGTTCCAGATTCCATTATAACACCTTTCAGTTTGTTTTAACACCCCTACAATACAAGATAAAAGGCTCCTTGTCAAGAGTCTTTTGTTAGTTCTTTTTGAATTGGTACCTGGTCGTGGAACCTGAAGTTACCTTGCGCACCTTGTACTGGTATGTTACATAGTCCGCACCGATGAAGTTAGGAAGTTTGGTATCTGAGGTATTGACTTTACCATAGATTTCAATGCCAGCAAATGATGCCTCGGCAGCATCAGAACCCCCGGAACCATTAGTAGCACCTGCAAAGCCAAAGCGGAGATATTTGCAAGGTGTGTTGGTGCTGATGTTGATAGTGGTAATGCTAGACTTCTCAGGAGAGAAACCATCAAACTCCCCATAATCAAAATAGTTCACTCCATCAACAGAGCCCTGAAGTCTCAACGGGTCAGGATAGACTACATAGTTTGACCTGTTGCGAAAGACCACCTTGGTAGGGATGAACAGCTTGCGGTACTTATATTCAATCCAAGCACCTGCCCGATGGCCATCAGCATCCTCCCACTCCGAGGAATTATCTCCGTCAAAGGCATACCACATCTTAGTTGAGCTCTTCTCTCCAGTTCCAGTAATGACTGTTACTCGGTCCTCAGTGCTGTTCTCATCCCAGGACACTGCATAAGGAGCCTTGCCACCATTTCCAGCATAGATTACCAGGCGCTGAATAAGGGACGGATAACTGTTACCATCAGTGTTAGGCCGAATACAAACTCTCAGCTTAGACACATTGTTCCGAGTGAAACTATAAGACCTAGTTCCCGAGGCATTAGTAGTTGAAAGGTCGACTTTCAATTGAACAGGAGAGCCTGAGCTCATATCATAAATAGCCACACCGGTTACATTAGAATAATATCCGCTAATAAGAGGACAATACATCTGTAAACCGGTGATGTTCTTGGCTCCTGGAAAGACAATATCCAGCACGGTGAAAGTCTTACTCCCGTTGTTGATAATCCAGGCCTTATTTGATGCTTGTTCCCCTCGGAAAGCTGTCCATACCTGGCCAAATCTCTGAATGGCCGCTGAACCCCAAGTCATAACACCTGCATCAGTCATCGTGCCGCCAGAAAGTTTCGGGTCAATGAACTGGATTTCTCTTGTGTTAGAGGTGTTGGAGGTAAGCCTCGGGGGAATCCACGACCAGCCACCTGCATTCCAATTCCGCCGGTAATAGGTCGGAATGGCCATAGCCTTGTAAATTGCCATTTCTATTCTCCCAAAATAGAATTAACCACGGAAGTGTCAGGGAGGGATTCCTCAAGGTAGGGATTCTCTTCCCGAATCTTAGCGACGAGCTCAGACCGCTGGATAAGAAGGTCCTGAATTTCCTGTTCAACCTCGGGACTTTGAACATCATCCCTGAGGCGGGAAATTTGAGCGGTCAAAGGGTCAACAGTGCTTCTATAGAGCATCTCCCTCATGGCTCGAATAGACTCGTTCTTCTCCTCAATAGATGGTTCCGGCTGGTCTTCAAACCAAACCTTTTCAGGGTCTTCTTTGAGGATTCTTCCCTGGTTTTCTTCCAGGGTTACAAATTCCGCATACTGCTCATCAGTATAGGGTTTAGATAAATATTCCATAGGATTCTCCTTTCAAATATGGGTGGATTGAGCAGGGGGGTCAGACAACAGGTCAAGCAACGCATACAGTTACTTTTCCTGCCCCTTACACAACTACCTGTAATGTAATCGCATCAACAGATTCAGGGGTATTAGCTGTACAGGATATAACTACTAAACAATTTAATATTTCTGTTTGGCAGCCAGGTAAAACCCCTATAAATTACTGGTATGCTTGTGGATATTAGTACCCACAAGCTCTCCAGTCATTAAGTCCTTTGTTATAGGAATAAACATGGCCACCTTTAACCGTTCTGTTTGTGAAACCATTAACGGCATCATATTGATAGCCACCTGTTACATCGGTTTTAATAGCCAGGAACGTGTAATCTGTTGTAGCAAAGGGTGTATTGAACGTGAGGTCATAGCCAGTGCCAGACATATTAAACTGACCCCCCTGCTCAATCCACCCATCAGAGTACTTCGTATACCAGTTAGTTCCACTCCTCCAGGTTGCTGTTACAATCCTCTTGGTTTCCACAAACTCACTTGCGTGAACCATATCAGAGATGGAATCAAGAATAGTCCCGACATCAATATTCTCCACGTTGGTAATGGTGTTGCCTACCTTGTAGTAGCGCAGGAGATTCTTACTTTGTGGACAAACCCAGGCGTTATCTCTATAGGGAGAAACACCTGAAAAAGCGTGATTACTTCTATTAGCATTAAAAAGTATATTACTTTCTTCACCCTCAGCTCTTCCCCCGCCACCACCATACTGTCCTCTAAATTTAGCAGTTATATAAATAGCTTCAGTTGAAGAATTTACGTTACCCCTAGTATTACCTATAGAAGCAAGTTCACCTCTAATATTAGGCAGGGATTCATCCAACACCCGGCCAGGAAATCTAGTATCATGTGTAGGTAAATCATAAGATTGCCAGCTAGTTCTAAGGCGGATAGTTTTTGCATTAGTATCTAGTACATGCCCTAAAGATTCACCAATGGTGAAAGACGCATTATATACGTCATTAGTAACAAATCTCCACCCAGTAACAGCATCAGTTCTCACCGAGTAGGTTTTATTATAGTGTGTTTCATTCGCTGCAACACTTCTATCATAAGCTGCTTTCATAGCATTCCAGAGTGAGGTATAGGTATTCCCACTCAGTGTCGACCCTGCCAGTGCCCAGCCGATAGCCGCATCCCCGGAAAGCTTATAGTCCAAATCAATGGTAGCCAGCAGCGGGAGCTGAGCACCACCAACCCTGTCAAGGATGTCCCAGTTTTCATTCAAAGGTAAATCCCAATCAAAGTCCCCCTTTTCAGGTTTATTCAGCCCAAGCGTGGGAGTCTTCTCATATCCGTCCATCTTCTATTCTCCTACTTTAATTTCCCAGGTTACCCGAATAGGAACCCCGTTCTTGATTGTAAATTGCTGGAGGGGTAAGAACCGTGCCAGCATAGTATTGCCATCTGCCTGGGATTGGAAAAGCCCAATCTCCAGGCAATCCTTAGTCCCCTGCCCTGTATAGGTAAACGTGCCTACCCAGGAGAGCACATTGCTCCGCCTTTCAACCGTGCAGGGAATTGTGGCAACCGTAGACCCCTGGAGGCCAGTCATCGAGTCGGTCGTGATGGCAGCAGAATCTCCTAGGCGAAATTCCGAGGGAAGTTTCACAGTATTCCCTTCGAGGATTCTTTGCGCCAGGAGCACCAACCCACCAGTAACCACCCGGTTTGCACCCCGGGCAAGGAGCTTCCGCCCACCCGGGGACTCCTCCCAGACCTCTACCTTACCAGTAACAGTTCTGTTCATCATTCCTCCTTACGCCGCAGAGGCATCGTTGAATTGATAAGTCCAAATGATTTTAATCTCATCCTTGTCCTTTTTGGTGTAGGTTCCCGTAACCGCACGGCTGAAGAGGATACCCCCACTAGCAGCAGTGAAAATCCCTGTTTCTTCCCAAATGCCAGTGCCAACACCTGCCGCAAAGGTGGCAGTGAACTTCACCGTGCCGTTGGTCTGTTCAACCTCCTCAAAGGCAATCCTCGCGAGCTGAGAACCTTTCAGTCCTACATCCGCTAAGCTCGGTGCAACGTTAGAAGTCCCGACTGCAATATGGCTTGGTGCAGTGGGGGATTTCTTCGAAACAAACTTGGCAATTTCATTCAAACCTGTTTGCACAAACATATTGTGGATTTTGAAAACTGTTTTTCCTGTCTTCAGGTCAATAGCTTCAAGAGTGCCACAGCAACTTACAGAATTCTTTTTCATAACCCATATTCTCCTATACCATAACCTGAAATTCCATAGCCGAAAGCAACAAGCAACTCGGTGGAAATCTTACAGGTAGCTGTTGATTTAATTTGATGAAACGTTTGTAGGATGTCAGAGGAAAGTACCTGGGAGGTGATTGGCTTGGATACCCTGAGCAGGCAGAGCCCTCGAGCAAGCAGACTTTCAACAAAAGCGGTCTGAAGGGCCAAAGCCCTAGATGCCCCACAGGTCAGCCCCTCAGAACCCCTTTCCAGCAAGGAAGTCCAGACGGAACTTTCCCCAGCCCTGAGCAGGGCCTCTGGCTTAATACTCGGCAGAGCTTTCATCAAGTCCCCCACGTCCACCCTCTCCCCTTGCTCAATAATCTGCTTGGCCATCGTGTAGTAATCTGCTACAATCCCAGCCGCCTCACGGATATCCTTAGTTCCCAAAAGCACAAAGCTTTCTTTCCCTTTCAATCCATCACTGAGCTCAGTATAGGTAGAAAGAACCACGCTGTCAAGATTCTTCATTTCAGTCCGCCCGTAGAGGTAATGCACAGCGTTGAGGTCAAGAACCTCAGAACCAAAAAGAGCATCCCGCAGGGAAGTCAACAAGTTTTGCTGAGTATCCGCTGAGAACCCACTTTTGGCCAGCGCCCTGAGAATCCATTGCACTCGGGTTTCTGTCCTAAACCAGCCCACAAAGTCATCCCTATTCAGCACAATAGTGATGTTAAAAAGCCCTTCGTCCACACAGACTGGCTTGTCAATATATCTCAAGTACTCAGTCTTTTGTTCCTCCGAGAAACAGTGTGGAAGGTCTGCTTGGGTGTTTCTCCAGCTCGTGTCCGTGCCGGGAAGCAGGTTCACAAGCACTGGAAACCCGGAGGATTTTCCAACCTCCCTCCCGGAAAAGCCCCTAGGCTCTATTGGGTCCCAAGGGCTGCAAGGTTTATCCGTCTCAGCCATCCAAACCTCCAAACGTTCCCGTGTCCGTGGCTCGGCGAAGTTCAGCATCCGCAATGTGCAGGGTCTTGATGCCAAGTTCTGTCAGCGGGCCATAGAGTTCCCTCCAGGCGGGTTCCCGGCAAAAAGCAGCAAGGTTCTGCATAGTTAACCCAAGCAGAGCTTCCTGGCCATATTTCAGTATGGGTGAGGTTCTCTCCCCAACCATCACACTTTTCAGTGTGAACGCATTATACCAGAGAAACCCTCGAGTCTTATCCTGGATACCATTCGGGAGCCAGAGCCACCGGACATTCTGAATCCAATATCCCCAGGCATCCGAACCTCCACCACTCAGGGCAAAGCTTTCCGGGTCAAGAGCCTGGAGAGTATCCATGCAGGAGGAGAAGTCCGATGTCGAGATGTTCAGAGTGATAACAGACTTGAAGTCCTCGGGAAGTTCCAGAATGTTTGGATTGTCTAAGGTCTGGTCAATTTGAAATTCCAGGAGCTTTTCATTCCACTTATAACTCCAGTTCTGTTCCAACGAGCGGACAGCCTGGAAAACCTTCCCCGGGATGACGTCTTTCAGAGTATCTCCCTTGTTTGCCTCAAGCAGCACCATATCAAAGAATTCTTGCCAAGTTATATCAGACATAAGCCGTCCCCTTTCCAAATGAAAACACAAAAGAAGCCCTGGGCCTCACGAACCTCAGGGCTTCAAACCAAACAGGAATTAGGCGCCAGCACCACCACCCTGGGTAGTTCCAACAGCCTCGGTCTTGTAAACCCGCTCTTTGGCTTTGGCCAGGTTCTTGATAAGTCCGTGGTCTTCCAGCTGTTCAATCTTAATAGAACATTCGGCAATGTATCCAGACTTTTCACCATCCATTCCGACCTCAGTCAAGTTCGGTTCATACTTCAAGTCACGGTTGCGCAGGTAGACATACTTAACGTGAGCCATATCCAGCACAAACGCATAGGAGTCAAACCCATAAACCGGGGAAGCTGTATCCAGACCGGAGGAAGTGCTCTGACTAAACAGCGGACAGGTCTTGAATACCAACGTACCGAACGGAGTGGTCAGACGAGATACCGTCATACCATACTCTTTCGTGCTCGGTTCCCAGCGCCACGTTGAACCCTCAGACTGACGGATGATTTTCTGGATGGTCAACAGGGCCAAATCCCCACAGAACACCATCTTTTCAGACGAGCCATACTTGAAGAGGTCTTTCATCCAGCTTTCCAAGTCATCATAGCTTACACCATCCGTTTTAGCCGAGGCATCGAAGATATTTTCAGCAGGGAGCTGGTCCAGAATACCACCCATAAAGCGTCTCGGCTTGCCATTGAACGTATCCTGGAATCTCTTACCAAACCAGAACGAGCGTTCAATATCAATGGAGATGTATTCCAGCGCCTCACGTTTGGCCTCTTTCAGGGCATCCCCGGTTCTCAGTTCCGTTTCCTTAGCCGTGCCGGTCATTTCCAGCGTGCGACGGAAGATTTGAGTATAATTGTACCGTTTGAACGGGTCATAGGCCTGTCCGGTCGGCGGCAGGGAGCCTTCTTCAAAAGCAGTGCCGATGACCAGGAGCTGGTTCTTATCCCCAATGTTGACGGCGGTTGAACCTGCAACACCACGGGTCAAGGTCAAGCTCGTATCTGTTGTCGGGTCAGCTTCAACCTGGAGGATTTCCTTGGTAGCCTCGTTGTACAACAACGTTCCCTTGACAACAACCTTAGCATCCTTGGCAACGGTAACAGCCTTGGTACTTGTCGAGGCAACTGCACCATTTACCTGGAGGCGACGCGCATCGAGGCGTTTTTCAAACCAGTTAAATTCCGGGTCAGTTACAGATTCTTTCTTCATTTTAGAGGTCAGCGCAAAAAGCGGAAACTCTCCATTCGGGTACTGGAGGAGGATACCCTCACGCCAGTCCTTAGGACGAACTTCAGCAGGACTGAAATTCTCCGTAGTTCTTAAGCCAGTAATAGCCATTTTTGGTTCTCCTTAGTAAAGTTAATAATCAGAATTCAAAACATCCAAAATTGCATCTGTGGAGTTCGGGTCTGGGGTTGGGGCCTTCGCTGGGGCTGGACTCGCCGGGGTCAAAGCAGGTGGATTCTTCGCAGGGGTGGGAACAAAACCAGCACTCTGAGCATATGCCGCAAGAAGCTGTTTGACCCTCTGCCCGACGAGGTTTTTCACCTGGGTATTCCAGACCTTGGCACCTGTTTCTTGGGCAACACCCTGGATAGTACTCCGGATGATGGGAGTAAGTTCAGGTTTGTTGAGCTCAGGGAAAGTTTTGAAAAAGTCCTCTCGGATAGTGTTTCTAGAAGAGGTTTCCTTTTCCCTGCGAGATACCAGATAGTCCACCGCACGCGGAATGGCCTGGAATTGTTCCTTTGTCCAGGAGCCCAGAGATTTCAGAATGTTGTTGTGAACAGTCATCGAAATCCCCGAGGCAAAAGCCTGTAAACACGCAATCCGTTCTTCCTCAGTTGCGTCTTGGCCAAATAAGCCAGCATAGAGCTTAGGAGAAATATTGTAGGTATAGTCCTGAGGTTTCCTCTCAGCAAATACCTTGGTGTCCTCGTCCTCCTCAGGTTCCCCCTTGTTGGGTTTCCCTTTCGGCTCTTTTTGACTCTGCAGGTTCTGCTGATTTTGCAGTATCTGCATCATCAAAGTTCTAAGCTCAGCATCAGACGGGGCAGGGCTGGCAGGGGTTCCAGTGGAGGTTCCCTGCTGCTGTCCTGCCGCTTCCTCTTGGGTGGTGCTTGTGGGCTCTACAGGAGAAGTAGCTGTAGAACTGGTTGAACCGCTTGAGTCAGGGGACTCAGAACCTGTAGAACCAGAGCTCTCCGAAGAGGTGTCTGATGCCGGGCTAGAAGGCTCGGAGTTTTCATCCCCCTGGGTTTCAGAGTTTCCCTCAGAGGAGGGAGTACCTTGAGGCGGGGTCTGGGATTCCGAACCGAACTCTAAGTCAAATGTTGCCAGGATGTCATCCACCGAGTTCCCAGCGGGAGCGGTGGTTTCCTGGTTTCCATTCTCTATTTCACTCATATTGCCTATTCCTTATCTTCCTCCAGGCGGGAGTTCTGGGTCTCAGCCTGGGCGATTAAACTCTCCACAAGGTCGCGAACACTCAGAACCCCTTGTGTATAGTTTTGAATCTTGATAGCTCTCACACGACCTTCGTCCGTGGAAATATCTATACTAGAATATATATAAAGTTTATCCGAGACTGTCAACTCCAGAAGTTCCAGAAAAAGAGGAAATCTTTTGTCAGTCAGAAGTCCAACCAACATTTCCATCTCGGTTTTGCTAAACGGCTGGGAACGCCCTTTGGCTAGGGAGAGAAGACTCTCCCTCAGTCGACGTCCACGCCACCAACTAAAAAGCTTGTGTAGCATTGGCAATATCTCCTACAGGGACGAGGTTACCTGCCTGCACTTGGGCAAGTACCTGGTCATTTGGCATATGATTGAGGCGGAACTGGTCAATGTTCTCAGCACCACCCAGACGAGCAACAAACTCAAAAATCCTACCCACGTCATATTGCTGGGCAAGAGCCTGATTTCCAGCCACAAAGGTTAGAGCCTGCTGCCAGATGTCAAACAAGGCAACCTTGTCCAGCGGCAGCGACCCGTCGTGAACAGGGAAGTAGAAATCCCCCACCACGGACTCAGAGTTGATACTCACCGGGAACGAGGAGCCATCATCCCCAACCACCTGAATGCAGAAGTCCTCAGAGAGGAACTGCTGCAAATTCAGGGACATCTGTTTTCCCAGCTGGGACACGCTTGCCCCGGAGATAAACTGTGCGTGAGATGCCAGACGAGAGGACGCAGCCTCAATGGTGGCACGAATCTCAGTGGCTGTTTTCCTCCCGCCAGAGTCCTGCTGTCCCCTCATATTATCAGTAATGGCAGAAATGTCATTAGCAATGCGCATAAGGTTCTGCATATCCCCAACGTGGCCAGAGGTAACATCGCTCACCACAATCTGTTTGAAGTAGGTATTCAGGTCTACACCAAAAGCCCTAGGTTTCATCCGGATTAACTTCCCTGGCTTATCACTCTTGAGGTCTTTCTCTTCCACCATCGAGGGGTCATAGATAAAGCTGTTATTCACAACGCCCTTGACGTTGAAAATATGGGAGTTGAGGAACCAGGAGATAGAGTTCTGGAATGGAGCCAGATAGTCCGAAATACCACAGTTTCCAAAGCCATTGCCCAAGGCATAGGGCTCATTAACCACAACAGGATGCTGTTGGTGGTCAGGGGAGAAAAGTTCAAACCGGATGAACTGGGATTCATTAGCCAGGGTGACCAAAAATTTGTAGGGCTTCTTGGGGTCAACCCCAGAGAGTTCCAGCCCAATCTCCTCCGGAATCAGCTCCACGGTGCCCTCATCTATCTGCACCCAAGGAGACCCCTGGTCAATGGCCGAGAAGTCGTACTGGAGGTTCAGGTCATTTCCGTTGGCCGCTAGGTTGCGAAGTGAGGGGTTCCCGGAACGGGGTGTGGACATCCCCTTGATGTGGTCAAGCCAGGCATAGGTTTCACCCGCCCGCTGGAGGGTGAACTTCCCAACGAAGCTCCGCCAGTAGACAAACTCCCCTTTCTGGGCAACATCCAGCATAGGCACCCTGGGGTCAGGGAAGAACATAAACGGGTCAATGTTCTCAACCTTGTTACCCTGATAGACAGTCCTCGCGGTGCGGGTCTTGAAGGGGTTGCCCGTGAGGGGGTCTTGGACAATGGTAGTCCGGGGCTGGGTTTCTGTAACAAAGGAGGTTTTCAAAATTCCAAGCCCATAGATTTCCCCATTATAGAGCCACTGGGTAAATTCCTTAACCAGGCGGCAATGCTCCGCATTGTACTGGAGGAGCTTTTCCATATTACGGGCGTTCTCCACGAAGTCTGCGTTGTAGGTTCCCACGGTGAAGATAGGTTTCCTCCCTAGGAACACCGTGGCCAGGTAGGTAACAATCGTCCGGATGGAGGAAAAAGAATAGGGCACAATGATATTTGCGTCCTGCTTCTTTATCCCCGCCAAGGACTTATCCTGGCAGCTCTTCTTGTAGATGGAGTCCCATTCTTGAATCGGCACATAAGCCTGATATTCAAGTTCCCTCTGATTCCAACGCCCATAGAACTGGCTCATCTTCGAGTAGGACTCAGATATCTGAGCCCGAACTCGGGTGAGTAGCTTCTCGTGGGTGTCGCTCCCAGGGGAAATAAATTTTCTTTCAATCTCGTTCATAGTTTACATTCCCTGTTGATTTCCCATAGCCAGGGCCTGGAGGGCATTTTGTATAGAGGTCATCGCGGCAGCGTCAGCCTCGTTGGTGGGCTGTCCAAAGGAGGAAAGCATCTGGTTGAGCATCTCGCCCATAGCCATACGGGTTTCAGGGGAGAGTCCCTGGGGAGCTACCGCAGGTTGACCGGCCATCATTCCCTGGTCGCCGCCAAACGGGTCGATGCCCTGAGCCACCAGCGCCTGGTCCTCGGGGGAGAGGGCCTGAAGAGCGGACTGAATTGAGGCCGGGCCGGTTACAGGTTGAATTTGGTTATTGAGGCCCTGAAGGCCTTTCGCAGATACAGGCATAGCATTTCCTTTCACAGAGGGGTGATAGTCAAAAGGGAGGAGGAAGAGTCCCAACTTTCAGGGTTTAAACTTGAATCTTAGGACTCTTGACTGGGAGAGCCTAGAGCCCTCCACTTTCTCCCACGTCATCTTTATAATAGGATTCCTCAAGCCCGCTGTCAACCGGAATGGATACAGCTGCCCGGGAGGCATTTGCAAGAAGGTCAAAACACATCGCCACCACGTCAAGTTGGTCATCGTGGCCAGAAGGGAATTCCGCCATCTGGGACTCGTATTCCCCAAAGGCCTGGCGATGGTGCACAAGGTGGGCAGAGTACCTGGGCTGGAGGGTTCCGAGAATCCTAGCCTTTTTCTCCGTAGAGTAGCGGATTTTTTCCAGCACAAAGAAATCCTCCCGCCGGGACATCTCCTCCTGAATGAGGGAGATAAGACTCTCTTGATAAGCCACAGCCTCCACCCCACAGAGCAAGGGAACTTTTTCACTTTGGCCCTCGGGCGGTCTAGACCAGATGTCCCTGAGCCGGAAGAACTCCCTCACCGCCTCGCTAGGTTCCATCCCTCGAAAACCCTCCACCAGTTCTATTTGGAACCTCCCACCAGGATACACGCCCACAACCCCGAAGGCCGCCTGGTCAGCAGACCGCTTTTTGGAGATGGCTGGGTCGTGGCAGAGCGCGCGGAAGAGGGGGCGCTCAAGAGGGGTTCTCTGGATATCCGAGGGCCTCAGGGACATTGTGTCCTCACAGACCAGTTTGTTGAAGAGCTCCAGGTAGAATGTGCCCAACTCTCCTTGGCGGGAATACATCTCCTTTTTGAGGGCGATTTTTTCCTGGTTCATATACTTCGGGAAGACTGGCTCACCTTGGGCATCCAGCACACCCATAACCACAGTGGTAAAGGTGGGGTCTTTCCCCAGATTTACAAGAAGGGCCTCATTGTGGAGCAACGTGCCGGTGAGGAATATCATAGAGTCGGTCTGAAGTTCCCCGAGGGCTGGCAGCACATCTCCCATAAACCAGGTGAGGGTCTTCTTTCTTTGCTCTGGAGTAGCCACGGATTCTTTGTTCTCCACGTCATCGAGGTGGATAATATCCGGCCTCCGCCCGTTGACGTTCCGTCCTCGGACCTGGCCTCCTCGCCCAGTGGCCTCCATAACAAAGCCGTTGGAAAGGATGAACGAATCCTCCGCCCAACGACCATCCCCCTTGAGTTGACCAAACAGGGAGATTAGCTTATTATTATACTCGAACTCATTCCGGCAGTTGAGGAGCTGAGTGCTCGCGTGAGTAGCGGTCTCACCGATTTTCAGCACGAAATCACGTTCCTTATAGCACCCCATAAACACGTGAGCACCGTTGCCAAGAGTGGTCTTGCCGATGCCACGAGGCATCATTATCTCCAAGTTCCTCGCGACGCGAAGCCCCAGAGTGCCATCCTCTTTCCAGAAGAACAGAGGGGTTCCCTTCTCGGAGTCATTCCAGGGGTCTCTTTTTGCCACAAAGTTCTGGATTATCTTATCCACCTCGCCATATTTGAGCAGGAAGTCTGTCCGGCGGAGGAGGAGGGCTAGATACCCTCGGTGCATCCAGGTGAGGGGTTCATAGAACCAGTGGGAAAGGATGGTGGTGAGGAACTTGGGTGGGTCAAGATAGAGCTCTCTTCTCAAATCCCGCTTGGCTTTTTCATCAAGTTGTGTGGACATCCTTTTCTCCTATATCTGAAAATTCTCGCCAAACCAGTGATAGGTGTAGAAGACCTCTGGGTCTGTGGCCTCCCGAAGTGCCTGAATTTCGTGCTTGGGAGGGTAGATGAGATTCTTGCACACCTGGACACATATGATATCCAGGTCCGGATAGAGCACCCTGAGCAGGGGTTTATAAAGTTGACCCATCTGGAGCCAGGCATCCTGGGTCTGGGTTCTTTTGACCTCCAGGAGCCAAAGCTTTGTCTGGGCGAGGACGAGGAGGTCTACCTGGGCATAGTGCCAGCCAGTGGCATCCTTGAAATGTATCCAGCGGTTGTAAACCAGGGACTCCGGGGATACCAGCCGACCCAGGGCTCTGGCCACCGAGCGCTCAAAGGTTTTCCCCTTGGCGAAGGAGCCCTTGAGCCGGGAGGAGTCCTTGGCAAACGGGCTGTCCGACCAGGAGCAGAGCTCAAGTCCCCTCACCCGGTGGATTTCTCTAGGCCTGTGAACCATCTTTCACCTCCAGCTTGTCGAATGAGGGAACCACCTCGACATCCCCTCGGTTGGCGGCCTGTCGGAGCTCCCGAAGTTCCTCCGCTGACATAGACACGGAGATGTTCTGGCTTTTGGCCACAGGGCTATACCCCGCGCGGTCAAGGGTAACCTTAGAAAGTTCGATGAGCTGGGAGGTGGAAATGGAGTCGGGTTTCTCGGCAAGGCGCTCCTGGATTTCCCCGATGGCATCGAGGGACAGGGTGGCCAGGCGCTTTTGCACATCCGCGAACTGCTCGGTTTTCTGTTTCTGGTAGAAAGCCACCAGGTCTTTGAACGAGGGGTCCCTCTTGAGTATAGATATTCTGGAGAGGGAGTAGGAGGTAATCGCACTGACTTCCGTCTCCGAGAGGCCTTGGGCGAGGAGCTGGGCTATTTCATGGTGGATGCCTCGGAGCTTCACGATGGTAGGGGCCTCGGAGGTGGGCAGGCCTCCTTCTTCCCGGGCAATGAGGTCCTGGGGTTCAATGGGGCCTAGGATTTCGAGTTCCAGGGAGGAAAGTTTCCTGCCCTTTGTTTTAAATTCAGACATTGGGATTTCCTTTCAGGGGAGGGAGGTTAATTTACTTGGGCCTGGTTCTTGCTTCGCGCAATGGCCATTTTCTTCCATTATAGGCCGGGGCGCCGGGGCTGTCAAGGGGCGGCCAAGTAGGAAGTGGGATTGGTGGGGTGGGCTTGATGACTTGGGAGTGGGCTTGGTGGGTGGGGGCTGGGTGAAATTCTTGCTTTGGGAATTGAGACGGCTCAGGTTTTCTTTTCACATTTCTGAAGTTTGTAGTACCCCCTAGAACGCGCGCGCGAAAGGGGGCGGGTGGGGAGGCCTTCCGGGCAAAAGGGGCTGGGATTTTGTAACATTTTGTAATATTTTGTGATGAGGTTCGGGGTGAAAAAGTGCTCCCGGGATGCAAAAAGTGCTTGACTTTTCCAAAAATTGAGGGTATATTGATATTATCAAAAGGGCGGAAGTCCGATTGATGAATGGAAACAATGGATATTTAATTTAATAGGAGTAAATACAATGACAGACGCAAATAAAATCTTTGAGCTTTTAAATAGTGAACTGACTTTTAATTTTGCCGGGGCGGGGATTGAAAAGACAATCAAAATTTCCGACATACCGGAAGAAAGCCTGGCGGTGCTTCTTTCATATGGCTGCCGAAAGTTGAATGACCGGGTTAATAGTCAAGCCAAAGATTCCGACACACCGAAAGCGGAGCTCATTGCCCGGGCCCTTGAGGATTTGCTTTCCGGGAAGTTGGGAAGTGGAAGAGCCCCGCAAAGTAGCAACAAGGCATTTAAAGACTTCATCTTTGAGGTGCTTAAAGGCCAGGGCTACCGGGTTAAGGACTTCGAGCCCGTCCGGGGTGCTACGCCAGAGGTTATTGTCCGGACATTCTGGAACAACGCAAGCCCTGAGCAACAAGCCACCATTCTGGACAAGTTACAACAGAGATTTGAACAAGTGAAAGCCCTGGCAAATTTGGACATATAAAAGCATAAACCCAAAATCCGAGCCCCGGGGTATTCTTCCGGGGCTTTTATTTTGTCCGGGCGGCGGACGGAATGGGTATTTTCCCGGGAAAACATCGCCGTAACGGGGGATTTTTCCGCCGTGGAACGCACAACCCGGGTGGGGCGCACCATACCCACCACCCACACCACCACACCCACCCCACGCCCATTTAATCAAATACTCCCCAATACTCCCGAGTACTCCCGAATACTCTCCAATGCTTGCCAGAACTGAAAACCCCCATCTCCAGGATTTTTTTTTTTT